CTTCAAAATATAGCTGTGAGCTAAAAAAGTATATCTGTACAAACCAATTATCAGTTCCGTTTGTTAGTTGGAGTTTAGTAAGGTGAAACACATTTGAATCTAACGTGTTTAATTTAGCTTTCACGTTAAATGAGTATCCGTCTGATGAAGTGTTGACTGCTGAATTTCCTATATAATACTGACTAGTCCCATTCAATGTAGCTGAATTAACATCTTCAATAATAGGATCTCCACCACTTTCTTCAGTACCTGCTAGAGGATGATTGAAGGATGTTGCTCCTTTGAGCATAGAGTTCATTGTTGTTGCGCTTTGAGTGTTCCATGCCATAAGGAGCCTCCTTTTATTCTAATAAGTTTTGGTTAAATAGCGTCGCGCCTTCGAATGTAGACGTGAAGTTGGTTACGTTAGATACGTCCCAATCTTCCATTCCAGTTACTTCTATTAAGCTAGAGCAGTCTTTGAATACTCGTTCCATGGTTGTTCCTACTGTAGGTGCGTCTGTTGCCGTTATTGTTGTTAAATTACTACATCCGTCGAACATTCCTGCATAAATGTCTACGCCACCCCATTGAGTGATGTCAGTCATTTTGACTGCGTCTCCACTACCGTTAAATGCTATTTCACCGGTGCTTCCGTTTAGGATAACTCCTACTAGGTAAGTACCTGGAGCACTGTACGTATGAGTAGCTTCTGCTTGATCGTGCGTTGTAATGCTGTCGAAAGAGCCGTCACCCCAGTCTACTGTAATATTGTAACTGTTTCCTACTACTGTAGGGAATTTAAATTGAGTATCTGAAGTCTCTGCTCCTGCTACGTTAGAAGTACTTACTTCGAATATCATATCAGGGTTGAGATTTGTTATGTACGTTTTGTACTCGTTTCTTTCTTCTACGTACCCTGTAGTGTGTCTAGCACCTATTCTAAAGTTAAAATTCTTTATAGGTACTGAAGAGAATAATTCTCTTCCTGCTACATAAAGTTCTGCGTTGTCTTCGTCACCTTCTCCTGCTACTAGTTCGTAGATGTAATCAGACTCGTCGTAAAAGTTTGTGTTGTCCGGAATCATTAACAAGTCAGCTATCTTAGTAGGGGCGTCTCCTAAATATAATCCACTTACGTAAGTAATACTTAAAAAGCCTTCTGCAATAGGTGCTACAGGGTTTGCAAGTTTAGTTATGTAAAAATCTATGAAGTCTATTGATTTGAATCTGTTACTCATATTGAAACGTCCTCTAATACAATAGTTTCTACTGTGTCGTAGTCCGTGACTATATCAAAGGTACAACTAAAAGTACGAAGTGCTGCGTTTCTTATAAAGTTAAAATTCTCTATGAACTTAACTCCTTCAGTACCTAGAACTCTTCTTTGTATTTCTTGGGTTACATTATAGTCTGAAGTACCTTTCTTGAATACTACCTCAAACCATTTTGTTCCTTGGTTAGGGTTGAGTCTCCACTCTCTGAAAAAGAACTGGAGTCTTATCTTGACTTTCTGAGCTACCGATTCTCCTCCAAGTTCTGTAAGTCTTAAGGAGTTTGACATGTCTAGATCCCCTGTAACAGGATCTAAGTAAAAATCTAATTGTGGCATGTTGCCTCCTATACTGGAATTGGAATTGAGGAAGGATTACCTGGAGCTGACGAAGTGTGCTTGTGTAGATTAACATCTACTGTAGGTGTTATGAAGTTAGGGGCTTCTACAGGACAGCTAAACTTTGCTGTCGTAGCATTTACTTCTACATCAGCGGCTTCCACTATTACTTTAAGTGCTTTCGTGTGGACGGTACCGTCTTCTTTAAACTCTACAGAGTTCTCAGTTCCTTTACCTATATTGTTTTTAATCTCTAGGGAACTTGAAGTCCCGTGAGATCCTGCGAAATCACTAAACCCTATTAGCGCGATACAGTCATTGTAATCTTTTAGTCTTGTATCGTTTGGGTTTAGAGCCTCCGGCACAGAAGTGCCACTTAAATCGGAATAGAGTACGTTCTCTATTGACTTCTGCATGAAAATTAATATTACTTTGTCGCCTACTGCTACGGGTAGTTGAATACCTGCAAAGGCTGTTCGAGGCATGATCACAGGAACACCACCAATAACAGGGTATTCTAGTGTTGACTTGTCTCTCATTATCTTTTTGATCAGAGGTCTGACGCTCGCCTTTTGCAGGCTTGCGTCGTACTCTGTTATGACTGCAGGAATTGCAGTCCAATCCAAGGAGGACAATTGTCTAAATGCTTTTGTAAAGCTTTCTTGTGAGATCATCTTATCCTCCTGTTAGTAGATTGTAGTAATTTATATCTTGTTGTGAACTTAGTTTGTATTCTGCGATATTTCTTTCTGCGTCTTCATCGCTTTCGAAATGAGCTTTCACAGTACTGTACCAATGAGAAGCTTCGTAACCGCCGGAGAATTTAACTGCTTGCACTATTAAATCGTCTTTAAGGTCTACTGACGGGTGTTTTATCCTAACTCTATCATTGACGTTTATTTGAGGTATCAAGAGCGATTTAAATGAATACCCTTTAGCAGTCCTCGGATCACTCTGAGCTTGACCGTGTTTATTCGCAACAGGCTGAGGAACTGTTAGCAGTCCGTTGTCGATTCCTACTTCGAATATTTGAATACCTTCGGAATGATTTTGCTTGTGGAGCTTTATTGTTCCGTTGTTTCTCATAGTTGCTTCTAAGCTGAAGTTTCTTATTACGTCGTCTAGACATTTAATGGCAGTCCCTTCATAGGAGTACCCGTCTCGGTACACTTCTTTTAGATCTTCCATTAGTTTTGATCTAGTAGCATTACTACTTCCTTTACCTTCTTGAAGGTAGCTTAGATCGTAGTTTATCATTCCGTAACTTTTTTCAGAGATGTCTCTACAGATAGTTTCAATTACTTTAAGCTTGGTTACTTTACCTTGTATTCGATTGCTGAGTTGTATCTCTTTAATGTCATAACCACTAGTAGCTTTTATTCTAGTTACATGGTCTGAATTAGTAGTATTAGTGGAGAGAGGTTCTGATACAGTTCCTATAAATAACGTGTTCGTTATTATAGTGTCGTCTTCAGTATTTCTCGTCCCTACCTCTAACAGGACCTTTACGTCTTCTGCTTGGAGTAGTTTCCTAGAAGCTGCGGACATATTATAAATGCTGAGTTCCATTTTAGATTCAGGCTTACCTACCTCGTATCTTACACTAAAAGTAACGTGTAGAGGGTTGGCTTTATCGATAGAAGTGTACACTAGCTTATTGTTACCGTCTCTATCTACCAAGAAGGTTACTTTGTAGTCTCTTATGTACTTTGCCATAGCTACTCCTTGCTTTTAGTGTATTCTTCATGTGCTTGAGGATCTGCTTTCGCTAATGCTTTCACTAATGCTTTCGTAATAGGTCCTTGCTCCGCTACCTCTTTAGGTTTCTCATCTTGATTTTCAGTAGTTACAATATCATCAGATTCGTTAGAGTACGGAAGAGATTGAACCTCTGCCTCGAAGAACCTTTGCTGCTCACTTGTTATGTTGACTTCTAGTGCATTACCTTGTCTCATATTACGAGGTAAGTTAAAGTTAATCGTCATATCTGTGTACAATCTATTCGGAGTTAGTATGTCTACTAGCAATCTATTATCTCTTATGTTCTCTAAAAGAATAAGAGCGTCTAGTTGCTTATTAAGTTGGTTATTAGAGTATACTCGTCTGTCACTTCCTTTGCTTTCAGTAGCTGCTATTAGTGCTTGATCGTCAACATAACCTTGCTTCGCGTCTGAAACACTTATTTGAGCATTGCTTATATTGGAAGCCGTAGACTCTTTTAAGGACTCTAAATCAGCTTCCGATATCTCTTGACCCGCCTCGTACACTTCTCCAGTGTCCGATCCGTCTGTAAGTACTCGTGCTTCCTCTTCTGTTAGAGGAACACCTGCTTGGAGATTGTCATTTACTATTGCGTCTGACTCTAGGCCGACAGCTATTCTGTCTAAGTCTTCTTCGATAGCTGCGTTATAGTTCCTTGCATGTCCGAACGAGTCGAAGTCACTTGTCAATACAGGGATCTTGACTCCGTTTGATATATGACCGGATATTTGGATCTTTATATTTTTCAAATATTGGTGATCTGCTACAGTAGTACCGCTTCCCTCAACAGGGTGCGCGGCTACCGTGCTGCCGTAAGTGTGGTTGATACTTCTAGTCAAATCTAAGATTAACGCGATTCCACTATACTTACCTTTATTCTTAGTAAATATTGTAACTCTGTCTTCTGTAATAGCCATTAGTATAACTCCAGTCCGTCTACGCCTTCAGCCATTTCGTCTACCTCGGCTTGTGACATTGTGCCATCGCCTCGTACATAAATGTTGTAGGTTCTGTTATCGTTAGATTTCGAGTTGTCTACACTTCCCGAAGCTCCTGTCTTTGTTGCCTCTGACGCTACGTTAGCTAGTGCGAGTCCTGGTGACGCTGCCATTGCTAAGTTTTCGGCTA